CCATTGAAAATTACCAGAAGTTATAGAAGTACTATTATTAACTCCTTCATTATAATCTATCTGTTCGTATATTTTAGCTAAATTAAATATACTGTTTTTAGTCTCATCTCTAAATGCATGCTCCTCTGTTCTAGGGAACTGTCTGTAAAACTCATTTAAAGCATCAGGGTCACCCTTCAAACCATCAACTTCATTCTGCCAATGCTCTAATATCCCTGTGTCTATAATTTCATTATAAGGTCCTTTAATTTCTGTTTCAGGATTATCAAAAACTGGGTATCCATGTTTATTAATAAACCCCTCATAATTCCACTCCATAGGAATAAAAAGACTATAAAGACCTGAACTTGTTTGTCCATTCCTGTTTCTTTTAACTACATTAGAATCTCTATATAGCTTCTTGAAGTTTCCACCACCTTTATCTAATGAGTTAGAGGTAGATCCCATCATACACTTACCTATTATTCTACTACCTAATCTTAAGGTTGTTTTGGTAACCCTCCAGTTGTTGAGTATGTTGTTCGGTCTCTCCCATTTCCCTGATTCATCATGTACGAGGAGTTTAAGTTTCTCCCCATCATAGGAGTTGTCACCGGTGTTCTTCCAATCGATGGTGGTGTCCAAGCCTTGTAAGTCTTCTGGTTTGTCCGTACTCGTGATACTCCGTCTGGTAAGCTTTGATGCTGGTACTCTGAACGCAAGTTCTGTTTTAGGTCTATCCATACCGTCTTGGATTGGTTTGAAGAAGAACGGGTAGTTGACGGATATTGGCACGACTTTGTCTGTGAACATTTTCTTAGCATCAGGACCGGACTTGGACAAGATGCCATAACGGGCATCGCTGGATATTGTTGCCAAGTTAACCGTTTCTCCACTCGCCATGAAAGAGAACCCTGATCGTCTATTCTTAAGATAACACATTCCGTAACATCTTGTGTCGGACTTACATGCCTCCCAAAAGATGTAGAATAATCTATTGGCTTCACGAAAGTCTGGTTTCCCGACATCAATTTTACTCCATTGCAAGTACATGTAATGAGCACCAGTAATATAAGTAGGAACATTGTTGTTATTGTAGTATAAACCTTCATCTCTGGTTTTAAATTCATTCTCTATATATTCTATGTATTTTTCCTTAAAATCATTAGCGTAATTTTTCCAATCAAAGATTGTTTTAATTTTACTTAACTCTTTAGGGTACTCAGTATATTCCCAGCTATTACTTTTAAACTTTATTGTTTTCTCTATTTTTGGTAAAGCTATTTTAAGATTTTGTATTTCATAAATCTCACCAATCTTTCCGGTCTTACTAATTACAACAAGATCGTGTTCTTTGTTGTAACCGTACTCCCATTTCTTAGACTTATTAAGTCTTGATATTGTACTTAATTTAATTGGTTGAATAACCTTATATAAGGTTTGTTCGTACATATATTATCCTTTTGTAAAGAAAGCATATTCCATTTGAACTACACTAGCATGATTTACTTGTAACTGAACTCCTACATCTGCACCAGCATGATTAAAGGGCATAAACAAAAACTCTCCAGACCCTAAACGAGCAAAAGGACTATTATCATCTGTAATTTCAAGATCTACTAATTGAGCAGTTGCTGTAGACCCATCAGTTGTGCCAGTGTGTTTGACATATAGATAAGCAACAGCAGTTCCTGCTGGCACTATTATACTAGCAGCTCCTGCGTTAGTTGCGTTTATTTTAGATAAACCTACAGATGGAGCTACTACGGTTAATGAATCTGCTACAGAAAAACTTAAAGTATCTGATGTAGCATCTGTACTAGCTAATGTTAATGTGGGTGTTAATGTTGCCATATTTTTTTATTTAGATCTTTTTTCTGCAAATCCACTAAATGACACATCTTTATTTGTATCAATAGGTATTTTGTTTTCTAGTATATTATTTTCTTCTTCAATTCTTTTAAGTATTTCAAACGCATCAAAGATAGCAAGTTTTTTTGTTGCTGCCGCATTTTTTAATCTATCAGCGGATATATCTTCATCTGAGTCTACAATAGCTTCTTTAGCAACTTTAATTAATTCCTCAACTGCTACTTGCCCAGCTTGGATTATATTCTTCTTCGTTTCCTTGATATTCATATTTAATTGTAATTTGACTATTTAAAACTCTATATAGTCTTTCACCGTCAATAATAAATTCATAGGTACTCACAGGTGTAAAGCCAACCAAGTCACCTTCTTTTAAACCAAGATCTAAAAGATCTTTATTACTCTTTTTTAAAACACCTATGCATTTTTTTTCCTGTTCTGTAGAAAACTTATCTTCAGACTTTATAGGTTTTACAAAACAAAATCCATCTGAGGCAATCCACTTATTGTTTTTTTTGTAAGAAAATATTTGATCTTCTTTTACACAATAAGTATTTTCATCTATATAGCTTCTACTATTCTTTTCTTCAGACTTAACGTTATGCCATCTTCTAAATACATTATGATGAACTATTACTTCATCACCAACCTGTATTTTAGTGGGTACAGCTATAGGTATTGATTTTACTATAGCTATTCTACTAACGAATTGATGGTTGTATATCTCCGTATTAAGTATGAGATCCTTATCCCCTATTTTTTTTGTATTGCTATAACGAGATGACTTAGGTGATATTATGAAATCGTATATACTACGCATTAATATTCTAGATTATACTCTACAGATATAGCCATATTTTTGTTGAAGTTTTTCCAAATAATAACATTGTTATTCTTTTTTATAAAAACATCATATCCAGTATCTTCTTCGACTATATCACAAATCCTATGCCCTCCGTAGACCTCTTGACCTACGGAGTAATGCATGGATTCGTTCTTATAATCTTTACCAATACTAATTTTACGTATCAGCTTTGACATCTTCTTGTTCTTCTTCGATTGGAGTTATAGTACCGTCTTGAATATTTACATTCACTTTACCGTACTCTTTTTCTAGTTTATCTTGAAAGTCTTTAAGACCTTTCTGTACTTCTGCTATTTGATGAAGTATTGTGTGCTTTTGAGTTTCAATCTGACCAATTTGAGATTGACCATTGTTTATTTGTTTTACCAAATTTTGTATTGCTTCTAACTCTTCACTTGTTATTTTTTCTACTTTTTCACTCATTGTTTTAAATTTAATTAAATTATACTTGTTGATATTACTATTACATATATAGTTTGTTTTTTAACTTTTAAGTGTGAGTACCGTCACCATCTGTTATTGTCCACCCCCTACCAACTAATGTTGTTCTGGCGGCTTGACCTGCTGAGTCTACTAAATTTGCAGAACCAAAGTGTGCTGTCACATTGTTTTGAGTTGATTGTGCTGCCCAACCTATAATAGTAGCTTTATAATTAGCGTCTGAAAGAGCAGCATCTACAAACATTTGAGACATATTAGTCACACTACTCACATCCCAACTAGCAAGGTTTTGATTGAAAGGAGTATGTGCAAACATTTCTTGCATGTTTGTTACCTCACTCACATCCCAAGAACTAATGTTTTGGTTAAAAACATTATTATTAGCACTATTGAGACCGGCAAACATTTCTTGCATGTTTGTTACACTACTTACATCCCAAGAATTAATGTCTTGATTGAAAGCAGAAGCATAATAAAACATCTGGCTCATATTGGTAACTTTACTCACATCCCAAGAGTCAATGTCTTGATTGAAAGAGGTAGCATTTCGAAACATACTACTTGTAGCCGTAACCTCACCTACATCCCAACTTCCAATATTTTGATTAAAAGAAGATGCAAGAAAAAACATCTGTCTCATATCTGTTACCTTACTCACATCCCAAGAACCAATGTCTTGGTTGAAAGCAGGAGCATTAGCAAACATTCCTAACATATTAGTAACCTTACCTACATCCCAAGAACCAATGTTTTGGTTAAAAGCAGTAGCAATATTAAACATACTCTCCATATTAGTCACATTACTTACATTCCAAGAACCAATACCCTGATTAAAATCAGTATTATTAAAAAACATTGAACTCATATTTGTCACACTACTTGTATTCCAACTACCAATATTACCATTAAAAGAAGTAGCTCCAGAAAACATTTGATTCATATTTGTAACATCTGCCGTATCCCAATTGTTTAGTGTTTGATTAAATGATGTAGCACCTTTAAACATTGAAGAGGAGTTTGTAAGACCAGCTGTATTCCAAGAATTGCAAGGTTGATTAAATGAAGTTGCACCATTAAACATGTTTAAAGCATTAGTAACATCCACCATATCCCAAGAATTAATACTTTGGTTAAATGAAGTTGCACCATTAAACATATAAGACATATTTGTAACTGAGCCAGTATCCCAATCATTTATGTTTTGGTTGAAAGAAGAGGCACCATTGAAAATAAAACTCATAGTCGTTACATTACTAACATCCCAATTACTAATGTCTTGATTAAAAGAGCTAGCCCCACTAAAAACAGAACTCATACTTACTACATTACTAACATTCCAACCCACTAAGTTGCTAGAATTAAAACTAGAATTATTTGAAAAAGTATTAATTAATTGAGCAGAACTTTGAAATGAAGGTGTATCACTTGCAGATATCTTTAACCCCTCTCCTGTAGCTGAATTCCCTTCATTTGAAAACTGTAAATTTTTCCATTTATTATTACCCCATTGTTTTATGTCAGTAACATTAATGTTATTTGTACCACCATCAGTCTTGAACATAGGAAAACTAGTAAGTGATGCAGGTGTTATAGTTATTGTATAAGTACTTGAACCACTAGGACCGGGATTATCTGATTGAGAATAATCTCTAGATAAAGTTGTATTATTTGTTTGAGTTATACTTGTTCCGTCACCCCAATTTAAAGTAAAACTATATTGAGCAGAAACCCCGGCAAGAGCTATTTCAGCTTCAAATTTATTAAGACCTAATGCTTGACCAAAACCTGTAATTTGAGATGTTGAAAAACTGTGTTCAAATATAAAGGCTGTTGCTGTAAGTGGATAACCTCTATACTGATCAGATTTTGTTATCTGGTTTAAATTAGTTATAGTAGCACCTGCGTAGTCAGGGTCAAATAAATCTACATCCGAAGCTGCAATTAATTGAGAAAACTGAGTGTCTCCATCTACAGACCCATTACTACCTTGATCTATTGCACCTTGTATGGTAGTGGTATCACTACCATCTGTAGCACCAAACATACTAAAATTTCCACTAGTAGGTACACCCATATTACTTAAGTTTTTCCTCTATAGATATTAATCTTTTTTCAAGTTCAAGTATTGCTTTGTGCATGTAAGCAACAACACCCCTATCACTCATAGATAAATAACCTTCATTGTTTTGGTAAACCGCATGAGGTATTACCTCTTTAACTTCTTGAGCAATAAATCCTGATTCTTTTTCACCATCTTTAATGTAGTTGTAAGATGAAAATTGTTTTATAATTTCTAAACCTTCTTTTATTGGTTCTATTTCAGACTTTAATCTTCTATCCGATGTAGTTATAAAGTTAGATGCTGTTGCTGTTGAATGAACAAATAATTTTTCAGCTATACCTACACCTCCATCAACAATTAAAGCTCCTGAAGTTTTAGATGTAGTGCCAGTAGTATCATCTATATTTAAAACACCTGTAACCGTTAGATTATCACTAACTGTTGTTTGTGATGTTGCATGACCTATTGTCACAGCTGTACCGGACGTTACACCTAATAATATAGACCCAGCACCAGAACCACTATTTAACGCATCTATAGTTAATGTTTTAGCACTACTACTATTAGCAGTCATTGTTATATTTGTGGTATCCGTTGAGTCTATGGATAAAGTTGTTGCGTCTATTGTTGCTGCACTTGAGTTTATATCTAAACCACCGGTAGTTGTAAGTTCTATAGTGCTAGATCCAGAGTTAATATCTATACCTGCTGAATCAATAGTTGCTGCTCCTGTAGCGGTTAAGGCAAATGTTGTTCCAGCACCCATAACTATACCACCAGCATCTGAAAGTAACTCTATACTACTGCCGGAGCTACCTTGATCGGCATATATTTTAATAGTTTCTGAAGTGCCACCGTTAGCGTGAAGTTTTATTGCATTAGCTGCATTTTCTGTAGAAGAAATATTAACTGAAGATCCAGTGGCTGTAATGTCAATATCTTCACCTGCTGCAGCACCTGACGCTAAAATATCTATACCACCTAATGTAGATTCTATTTTAATTGAATCTGAAGTGCTTTCATTAGAAATTATATTAACTGCTGATAGTGCACCAGATATATCTATATCCTCACCTGAAGCCCCTCCATTTGTAATGTCAATTCCACCAGCTGTTGTTTTAATTTGTAGGGCATCTGCTGCTGTTCCTGAAGAAGATAGTATTAAAGATGAATCTGTTGCACCTGCTAATGATATTGTAAAATCTTCAGCTGCACCATCTGTTGTTGATGTTATATTTGCTGCTACTCCAGCACTATCGATAGATAATCCAACACTATCTATTTCGACAGCACCACCAGTATCTACATCTAACTTTAATGCTGCATCTACATTTATACCTCCACCAGTTGATCTTAAATAAACAGCATCTGCATGACTTTCTGTAGATGTAATATTTACTGAAGATCCAGTTGCTATTATATCAATATCCTCTCCTGCCGAAGCATCTGAAGCTAAAATATCTATACCACCTGCAGTTGCTTCAATTACTATAGCATCACTACCATTACCTGTAGCATCTATATCTATTTTAGCAGAATTAATTTCAATTTCATCATCAGCATCAATATCTAATTGACCATCTGCACTAGAATTTATAAAAATAGCATTATCACGAAACTGCAACTTAGAACTAGTATTAATAGTTAATGCGGCAGCACTATGAGTTACAGTTACATTACCATTATTAAAGTTAACTACTGAGCCAGAAGCTAAGAATAAGTCTGACCACATAAGGGATGCGGTACCTAAAGCAGTACCATCACTTGATCCGGGGGTTAATGCGTTTTCTTTAAGTATTAAATCTAGAGCATTGTTTACTGTAAACCTTATTTCATTATCTGTGGTAAAACATATTTTATTATCACTATCTCTACCTATACAAAGACTGTCATTTAATATACTTGTTATTGTTGTTTGTAAGGGATTTACTTTTACTGTGGGGGTTGCACCTTCTCCTGAGTTGTTTAGGAGTTGTATGCCATCACCAGCTACTAAGGATTCAACGTAGCTACCTGAAGTGTCAGTACCTAGCGTTACATCTGGAAAAGTTACACTTGATACACCTGATGAATTTATTGTGACAGGACCGGATATACCTGCAAATATAAATTCTTTTAAACTTTGAAGTTTAAAGTTTTTTGTAGTTGTGTTACTAGAATCTGTACCAATTACTTTATCGGTATTAGAAATAGTACCATCTAAGTCGTAAGTCGATATTCTAGCCATTTATTTTTATTTTGCACTTGTTCCATAATAGTAAGCAAAGATATTACTTATAACAACACCTTCTACCATACCCATTAAATGAACAAACAAATCGTTTTCTAAAACAGATGGTACATATACCACTGCATATATTATAAAAGCAAATGACATTAAACCAACTATTCCGGTCAATGTCATCATAAAATCTTTCTTACCAGTTTTAGCAACCTCTATCTCCCTGTTTCTAGCAGAGTCTCTGTCAGCCACTTCTAGTTTGTACAACTCAGCAGATTGCTCGTGTAACATCTTTTTATCTTCTGGTGATATATCTGGGTCACTATCAATTAGTTTACTAACCATACCTAATACACCGGCATCTGGTAATAGATCACCAGCAAAGTCTAAGACTTTTGGAGCTAGACTTTTTAATAAACCACCTAACTTAGTATCTTTAAACTTTTTTTTCTTGTCACTCATCTATCTTTTTCTTTTACCGTTTCTGTATTTTCTTCTACTAGTTTTTTCATAAGCTTCAGCCTCCCAAGGTAAATCTTTTGCACCTTCTTTCATTTTCTTTCTTGAGTACTTTTTGCCTTTCCAATAAACATCACCATCATCATAATCAAGGTCACCCCTTTTCATTTGATCAAGGTGAACTTTTTCATGTGCTATAGCCTCTTCTTTTAATTTAGGATTCTTTTTTACACTCTCATCTAAGAATATACTACCATCTCTATTAGCTTCACCCACTATATTTTTACCTAAGTCTTTATGAAGAATAGGTGTACCAGAGCTATGAAACCCTGCTACACCTTTCATTTTAAATGCCATAGTTTAATTTATTTTTTATTAACTTTCTATATTATTACCTCATCATATTACTTTTTGGAACATCTTTCTTCTTTTTATCTTCTTTTTTCTTTTTATTTTTCCTATCTATTTCTTTCTGAGCTAAACTTAATTTTTGTTCTAACCTTTTAGCACCTTGTTTTAGCTTTCTTCTATCAGCAGCTGTTGCTGTAGTGTTTTTTTCATCAACTTTAATTTGTTGTCCCCCACCTTTTCTGATTTTTTTGTTTGCTTTTTCTTGAGCTTTAATATTCCTTTCCGCTTTCCTTTTTTCTTTAGGTGTTAACTTTTTGTTTTTCTTAGCTTCTTCAGCTGCTGCTTTTTTCTTAGCTTCTTCCTCTTTCTTTTTCTTTTCAGCTGACTCTTTGGCTCTTTGTAAAACATCAGCAGCAGTATTGTTTCTTCCTGTGTTACTA